CCCATTTTTAGGTCCCAGTTCTTTAACGGTTGCACTGGCCACCGGGAGCGTAACTTTTGGGCGACGCTCCAGCCCCTTTAGCTGGTATACCCTACAGAGTTTTAATATACCGTCCCTCCTAGGATCTATACACGGTACCAGCTCCGTCGCTAATTGCAGAACCGGCGCGTTCGCTAGTCACGCCGGCCAGCTTCACCAACGGTGAGGGAATTAAGTCATTCGCATGCTGCGTGCGAACAACCGGGGTGCGCGGCCCCGCCGAGATTAGCAACTTACGCCAGAACATTCTTCAGTGCCTATTCTTGATAGGCCCCCTTCATAGAACTAGCCGTAAATGTGGTGACCACACTAGCTTTATCGCTGTTGTTACTCGGTACCCATAGTTGTAAGACGCCCTACTACCGGGTGGATTCGGGCGAATGTGTAGGCTTTGAATCATAACATAGGTTGCCAGGGCCTATGAAGTTCGAGCACTTTATAACCGAAAAGTTGAAAAAGTGCCGCCGGCTCCGCATCCGGTAGCGGCACTTTTCATTCGCAGATTTTTCTTTAAGTAAACAAACTCAACCGAATCTTTTGAAGAAAATTTTCTTCAAACGATCAGGTAGTAGTCTACTCAAGAGACGCTCTGCGGTGCGTCCATACGAGAGTAAAGTCTGTGCGGTCCGCTAAACAAATCGCGCGACGATGGCGAGTTAAGTTCCCTCAAGCCACTTTCTCAATGCTTATGTTCTCTTGGGCGGATCCTTGCTGGTTATTGACTTGATAATTGTGTCTATCAATTCATGTTCTTCGGGTGTGAGTCTCTCGTACTCGAGTTCCAATATCTACGCAGTACACTTCAGATCCTTATACAGATTCTCCCGCTCGAATTGCTCTAACGCATGCCTAAAGCCTTTCTTGTGCATCTTCTTTTGGGCGCGATTCTTGAGCGCTCTCTTAGTCTCACGTTCGTGGCTAAGGCCTATATCCATATATCTGTTGTAAAACGATGTGTATACTGCATTAACTTTTTGATATAACTCAGTTCCAGGTTGTAGAGTCTTTAAGACCTCCAAGTATAAAGTCGAAATCGCTTACGCACGTCCGGCCCAGTAACTTTCACTTCCGCCGGTCGTGCTCACAAAAATAGTGGTGAATAATTTGACTAAAAATCTCGAAGACTCGTCAGGTCCCAGGTGATTAACTGATATGTTTTTGGATTATAGGCTTGTGAACCATTCGTTCACATCCTTTACACAGTCAGACATCAGGACCTTAAGGGGTTTCATTTTTAAGCACCACCAACGAGCTGAAAAATATGAGCTCGTCGACGATACCCGGTTCATCATTTTCTTGTATTCGATCATACTAGCCTCAGGCATCCATGGGTCAGAGTCATCACCTCCAACGACGATTACGAAACGGGTTATCTTTAACAATCTCAAGATCATCCAGATTCGAAAAGTCATACGTAATGTGTTACCGAAGGTCGTGCGAGAGGGATGGCCGGAAAAAGTTAGACCGATTATGAGTAGGAGCAATACAACAACTCCTGCAAATTTAAATTCGAGCGTACAATGCAGTTGCGATGCAATAAATACGGTCCAGTTCAGTTCATCAGCTTATTGTGGGAAGTGCTGTAGTAACACTATAAGTATCTGCTGCATTATTATCATGTCCAATACCAGGAAAAATACGATCTGGTTAGAGTCGAATGCGGCACCATCACCAGGCATGCCCACCCACTTCTCGCCGGGTAGACTATGCATCGATATTTTCTCGGTGAGCTCGTCAAGTACGCCTTGAGTTTTATCGGAAGAGGCAAAGACAAGATAGGGGCATCTCTTGTAGACATAATTCATCCAATCCAAGAAATAGCTATTAACGACAATCATAAAGAACATAATGCCTCTGGGCAAGGCGGTGATGATCCTGGCTCTTCCCAGTAGCCATTCGAAAGCAAGAGCGATCTAGTACTCACACATTTTTATCTTGCCTTTATAGGACCTGTCATTCCTCCACCCTTCGTTTTCTAAATCGTTTATTTACAATTCTTTCTTATCTTTAGTGTATATCACCTCCCACGGATCCATCGTCGGGAACCACCCGTCCGACTAAAACATTAAGAAGGCGACAAAATCTAAAATCATTTGATAAATAAAAATTTTTGTCGGTTCCGATATATAATAGACATTCGAGAAAAACCTGCCAGCCAAGGCGGTCTTAACTTCTGTCTCAGTAGTAGCGAAACCGTCAATTTTGTATTCTGTAGTGTTCGTATTCGTCATCCCTGGATCTAACCACCCTACGGTCGTGTTTCTTTTCTCGGTAGGGCCGGCTTCTTTGTATGTTATATCGACTACCGCGTTCGACATCAAAATCACGTCCTTTCTTTTATGTTTTCTCGCCGGCAAAGGAACGCCGTTAACGCCCTTAGGAACCTCTTTCGGCTAGGCGATCACGGCAGTGTCCTTCTCAGGTGGATCAAACATGCCGACAGTTATACCTTCGTAAAGGAGAATCTCTTCCTCAGTTGGAGTTTATTTCATAACGGGTGCATAGCAACCGTCGACGACCTCTTGCTTTGTAAAGTCAAATTTATCACCTATTTCCGGTCTTAGTAGAGACGTCTTTTCGTATCCATCACGAAGCTGACTCGCGGTCTGCGTCATACTTTTCCTAAGGTAGCCCCACAAGTAACTTGTCGGTTCGAAAGCTTAGTGATATGTAAACCACCCCAATGCCACAGTAGCAAGGAAAGCACTGATCCAGCTCGGTGAGGTGAGAAAGACAACCACACCATTGACGAATCCCACTAAGAACACACACGCAGCGTGTAGGTAAAATATCATCATGGCGAACCAGTGCTCAGAGTGGATCGCAGCTTGCAATGAATGATATAGCGGTCTTAGCAACTATGTAGCCTTGTCTATCAGCTGGATTTCGCCCACTGTCGCTGTGCTCCTTATGAAGATGTAAAGGTCTGCCAGGGTGTCTATTGCGGCACAAGCTAGGAAATAGACAATGTTGAAGAAGAAATAAAGCAAAAGAATCAGAAATATTTAATTAAAATAAAATCTCCAAGGCTGGGTATAGCCTGTCGCCGTCTCTTTCGAGACGGGTATTTATTTATCATAATACTCCCAAGTTTTACCAAATATCTTCTTAGCACTGCGTGAACAAAAGGGGTTGTATGTAGATATAGTGTTATTCTAAAAGTGTATCACATCCATGTACTCGACTGGCTTTACTTCAAGGGTGCTCGTAGTCTGCTTAAGATAGGCGTTCACTGTAATATTATAGACCGAGGCGTGTAATGAATAGATAGCCCTAAGCTCGGTCTAGCCGGGCGGTTCAGTAGCGTATGCCCCGCCAAACCTCAGGCCTTAAATAGAATCGAGATATGCTTCTGTAAAGAAAACGTCGTTGTAATCTTGGGCTGGGTCAATCAAACCGCTCGGGAATTGCTCTTGCGTGATTTTGTTCTCCATCAAAAGGTTAAGCCATTCAGTGCGCTGCGCTTCCCAGACTTTCCTTGTAGCTTTATCGATTCCGGCCAGAAGTGTGGCCTTCTCCGCGTTTATTATCACGGGGGGGAGTTTTGATATGATGTCCGAGGGCCAGTCCTACATAGTGTCGGCATTTGATTTTACTAATTTGGTAGTTACAAAATTTGCTTCCGCCAAACCGACTACGGCATGTCGTTTCAGCTGACCGGCACGTATTAGACGTGGTTGCGTATTCTGCGCTCCCGTGTTAGGCTCCCAATCATTCAGCATAATTACGCCTACTTGAACCTCGACCTTACCAATCATACAGTAATGCACAAAGCACTGGATTTATGTGCAGTTCATTTTTCCCTTATCGTTCCAGACCGTACGGCCGTTGTTAAATTAATAATCATTCTGCATGTATATTTCGCCGTTGTTCTCGGCCCTGAATGTGTAGTGGTCTTTTTCGCAAATGAATTTGCCCACGCCGGGAACGTCCTATTCCCCTAAAGCCGGTCTAGTGCCGAAGGCCATCATGGTGTGAACCCCTCGCTTGGGAGTGCCTTGGTAATAGACGACATCAAAATGGACGGCCACGGTGTTTTCCGGACTTTCCACAGGTTTCTATTCCAGCCCTTTATCCCTTAAAGTATCCATCCTGCAGAACCTGCCCAAACTCCAATCCCTGCTAACTCTACCCAAGATCTCAGCAGGGATTGACTTCATTATTTCATTCTCAACTTTTCCCATTGATATAAATGAGAAGTCTGTTCCCTGGGCTATTATATACTGCATGGTCTGTATCACCATAAACCTCTTTACTATAAAAGGCCACAGGTGTTCTATATCGGAATGTGGGTCTGGCAATATTGTCATAGTCCCGGTACCAAGGAAATAGTTTTAAGTGCAGATCTGTTGATCCGTCAGGACTGAGGAGAGTGTCGCTACACTCTTTGCTTTTATGGAGTACTGGAAACGCCATGGTTTCTGCGTGGTTATGGGGCGTATCCAGCTAAAAACGGCCTGACCACGCGCGGCGTGGTAGGGTGATGTGAGCATAATACGCTCTTCTCCTTTCTTAAGTACAGGCACGTCACAGACAATGGCAGAGTGGTAGTTCATGCTGGTGGGGCACTACGTTATTATCAGCGTTTGGATGACGCTGAGGGCACCCGCCGTGTGCCATGTCATTGAACCGCCAGGTAAAGTCTTCAGACTCATCAGACACTCGTGGATCTCTTTCCCTTGATCTATTCTCAGGACCTTGATCGTGGGTTTCTTTTCCCCGTCCGTGAAGACGATCGCGTCAGATTTGCTTCTAAGCGTAAGTATGACGTCAAATAAGGTCGTTTTTGCTAGGGCTCTCCTGAAAAAGTCTTATAAGAGATCTGCAGTAATCATTGGGAAGCTATACTGGTGAAAAGTCAAGGTGGTAAACAGGCCGGGCGGTGTCGTCTTTTAATTCTTTAGCTAATTCAAAAATATTCTAAGTCTTTTCCTTTCCGGCCTCAAAAGAGTGCCTGACAATTCGGAGTAAGCCTCGTTAACTATCTGAAGTTATTCTGGGTTTTGCAAGGCACTTATGAAATACATCACCTGGTAGGGGTCCATCACGAGGTCATTAAATAGCCCGAAACAGGCCGCGCTCGGGGATATGTTCAGAGAAAAGGTCTCTATCTTACTACCCGAACCGGTTGGAAATAGAACGGGTTACGGCGCCATACCTCCTGTCAGATACGCTATCATTATAGTTATTATCCCTGTCCTATGCAGGCCCTGCCGGCACCAGTAGTTTTTCTCCTCTAGGATCGCATGACTCGCCAAGGTCAACCACATATAAAACCAAGACGTCATCATAATCCTATAGACTTTTGATGATTTCTAATTGGTGCTGCGATCAATACTGGCATACATAACATACTACATGGTCGTTAGGAATTTAAATGTACTCGATTGTAGGTTGCCTTTTATTATATCTTCCCACTTAAGCGCTGTATACACTCCAGCCCCGGTACCAGGCCTTATAAACTTCCTAAGAATCTTTCTGCACACCTGAATCTCCTCCCAGCCGCTCATGACGTGTTTGAACTTATCTTCACCAGGGAGTTCCTCGTTATCGCCCTACCTCCTATAAAGAGTGACAAAAAAGTTTTGCATCTATCTCTTGCCCGTTACCCGGTCTACTTTTTAGACGTTCTGTTCCTCGCCTTCCCCTTCGCCAAATTATTCTGAATTACCAAGGTTGTCGCTCTAAAACTAAAAGGGGTCTACATAGGGCAATGCTTCAATAAAAATGCCGATATGCAGGATAAGCTGGTATTGGCCAGAGACTTAGTGCCCCTTAAAGTCCTCCAGTGGCTCCGAACCGTACGGGTATTTTTGCAAATCAAGAAACTTGTCCGGAGAAGTTTAATCCCCGGGAGGTGCGGCGCTGCAATTTGTCGTTCTAGGAATGAACCTGGGGGCTAGTTTGATCATTGCTTCCACCAAAATGGGCATCTTGTTAGATTCAAAGGCTGGTGTCTTCTTTAAACCGTGAAGAAGTAGGCCTGTGGGATTTTCGTTGGACTAAAGGTATCTCTGGGGGTGTTAGCCCAGCTGCAATTGCTCTGGGGTCATATCATGTACCACATCTATGCTCTGCTGATAAATATTCGCGTTCGGCTGGTGCTATGCAAAGGGCGGCGGTACGTAAGGGTTTTGTGGCAAGCCCCCACCGCCCCCGCCGCCCCCGCCATTCCCATCTGGCCCCCCTCCACCATTTGGGGGGGGGCCGCCACCGCCGCCATTTAACGGTGG